CCAAATTCCCCTTTTAAGGTTACCATCAAAAGAAAGGGGGTCTCACAAGTGTATGAGGTTGATGGACTCAGATGCTACACTCCTGACATCGTGGAGCTTGTTTTTCACAAAACTGTCCCAGATATGATGTCAATCCCGGTCGGAACCTGGAATCCTAAGGTTCGTGCACTGGTTACTGTGTGGTGTAATTCTGAAGGATATACATTGCCCCCCGGATCTGCTGAAATATTGGATGAACGATTCAATCTTGGTTATCAGCCGAATTCTGGTGGAGGTTATTTTGAGCAAGGAAAGCTTGTTTTCATGCATCTTGGTCGTGAAGACGATACCAAGAATTGGCATTGCAGAATTCCTGCCGACGGTACCTGGATTCGTCCTGATGTTACTGTTGACAGAAATGCCAAACCGGAGGCAGCTCCTGAAGCTGCTCATGCTCAACCGTGTCCGATTCCAGAGTGTAAACGTTGTTTGGACAAGTTCTTCCCGCAGAAACCTGAGACCATTGAAAACGACCTTGACAATGACGTTTATGACGCATTGTTGGCGGATTGGAAGCATATCCAGAACGTCAAGGCTCGAGGAGGGCCTAAAGAAGAGGTTGATTATCGTGTATGGTTGTGGGAACGAAAGGTTCAGAAGATCACTGGTGTGAGTTGGGCTGATTTTCCGGCTGCTCGTGACGAAGTTATCGAGTTGTTTCTGGCCGAAGGCAGTTCCGGAGGCGGAGCTGCGCGTCGTACAAAGAAAGCGAAATTGTCTCGCATTACCAAAGGCGAAAACTCCCCTGAACGGGAAAAGCCTCTGTCTACCCCCAATCGAGAATCTCAGGATTATGATCGAATTGCTCAACAGCAAGGGGGTCTTGCGGCAGACATTGCCGAATATGTTGACGACGCAATTGACGCGAAAGGTCGTAAACGCCAGGAAAAATTCGGCGGGAATTACAGTGGCTATGAGTCAGAAGCTATGGCCGCTGATAAACCAATTGCGACAGCTGTCGAGGATGACAGCACGAGCGGTCCTTCAGAACCTGAAAGGAACGATCCCGAAAAGGCTAAGAAGGCTCCTAAACAGAGCATCGACATTGCCACTGCTACGGCTCGCGCCCTAGCGAAGGTTGAAAAGAAACAAATGTCGGCTGGTTCTTCGCCTGATCAAACTGCCGAGGTACTTTCCAAGCTGTCTTACGACATGATCTTAGATCAGGGTAAGGTGTCTGATTCCATCAAGATGAAAGCATTTGTCATGCGCTTCGCTGAATTAAGCGGAAAAAGCGTCTCTGACTTTACTGTTTTGTTTTCTTCGATGGTTGACCTTGACCCCAATGATTGGCTTGGTTTTCTTGAAAATTTTTACAGTACCCCGGCTGGCCAAGTGTTTGGAAGCACTATGGTGATCCCGCCCCTTGTACGTGCGGAAGGGTTGGCTGCGGGGGATTCTACTACCCCGAAGTCTGCCAAAAAA